GAAGTCTTTTGCCAATGGGATATGGAACCCAAGAACAAGTGGGCTGTGTAAGAAACATTGCCCTGTAATTGAATGTCCGCATAACGGGAGGCATTAGATGCCATACGTAAATAAACCTAGACCGTACAAACACGAGTATCAAAAGCAACTAGAGCGTGAGGAACTGCCACGCCGGATGGAGCGCCAAAAGCTACGTAGAGCGTTCGATAAAAAACATCCAGACAAGAACGGCAACGGCGAAGCTGATGCACGTGAAGGTAAAGATCTTGCTCACAAGAAAGCCCTAGACAAGGGTGGTTCGAATAAAGATGGGTTCTCGGTGCAGACCCCTAGCCAGAACAGATCGTTCCGGCGCGATAGTAAAAGCAACGTAGTCTCGGAAACGAGTAAGCGCGAAAGAAAAAAGAAGAAATAGGTCCGAAGAGTAGGAGTGCTGTAAGGTACGAGTGGGCACTCCGGCGGGTAGGATTTGACCGCCTTTAACCGTACCAGCTGTCCCCGCTTTCCTCATGTGTCATTTTGGGCGGTGAAACAGCACATCGATTAGAGCGGGTGGTAATAATGCCACTTTCGCTCTGTCGGTGTTCGCATAACATTTAGGAGAGAAAGGAGAGAAATATGTCCAGTGATCCAGTTGCATATACTGAAGAAGAGCTACAAGCATTACAGACAATACAGTTAGCCTTAATTGCCATACGTGACGGAGAGACCTTTGCAGAAAAGCTACTGAGTGCGTTACCCGATAGTGTACCGTTAACGGCTGAAGAGATAGATAAAGTAAAGAGTGTAAATTGTGAACTTAAAACAATTAAGGGAATAAAAAAAGAGTTACTAAAACAAAAGATAAATATAAAGGCTAACCCTTGGCGTCGTAAACTTTGTGAAGAAGTTGCTAAAAGGGAAAACGCGGGGATGAAATGGAAGTAATACAAAATAAAGCATTGCTATTAAAGCTACGTAACCCGAACAAAGTAACAACACTTATACCAAAGAGTAAACAAGTTGGAGATAACAAAGTATTAGTTAACTGGGGCCTAGACGAAGTACGCGTACTACGGAACCTACAACTTAAGAATGTACCATCACCGATCATGGGCAAGTACAACTGGCCCGGAATGTACAAACCATTCGACCACCAGAAAACAACTGCATCATTCCTCACCCTAAACCGAAGGGCGTTTTGTTTAAACGAACAAGGTACCGGTAAGACTGGATCGGTTATATGGGCTGCTGATTACCTACTAAAGATCGGTGCAATTAAGAGAGTGCTTGTCATATGCCCCCTTTCCATTATGGATTCGGCGTGGAGGGCGGACCTGTTCAAGTTTGCGATGCACCGTACCGTGGATATAGCCTACGGTTCAAAAGAAAAACGAATTAGGGTAATCAATTCTACCGCTGAATTCGTGGTAATAAATTATGACGGTGTAAATATTATCGAAGATGAAATTGCTAACGGTGGGTTTGACCTTATTGTTGTCGATGAAGCCAACGCTTATAAAAACGTACAGACAACCCGTTGGAAAACACTAAACCGAATATTAAAACCCGACACTTGGCTCTGGATGCTGACGGGTACACCCGCTGCCCACTCACCCGTGGATGCCTATGGGCTAGCTAGGTTGGTCAACCCAAACGGGGTACCTAAATTTTTTGGTACGTTCAAAGACATGGTGATGTACAAGCTTACCCAATTCAAATGGATGCCAAGACCTGATGCGGACAAGATGGTGTATGAAGTTCTGCAACCCGCAATACGGTTTACGAAGGACGAATGTTTAGATTTACCGGACAGGACGTATGTAACCCGAGAAGTGGAACTAACACCCCAACAGAAGAAATACTATGAGATGTTGCGTAAGCAACTTGTTGTACAAACAACGGGCGAACAAATTACTGCGGTCAATGCAGCGGTAGGACTAAGTAAACTCCTACAAATATCTTGTATAGTGTATGATACACCCGTACTCACGGATTTTGGTTGGATACCAATACAGCATGTAACGCCACTCCATAAAGTATGGGACGGAGAAGCATGGATTACCCAAGAGGGTGCCGTATTTCGTGGGGAGAAAGAAGTAGAAAAATGCTTTGGGGTAACTATGACCTTAGACCATAAAGTACTCACTACTAAAGGATGGAAATCTGCGGAGGATATTATTTATGGTGGATCGGGCAAAAAATTTAATCGGGCAGAAGTTCGGGTACCTGACAGTTATAGAACGAGCTGGAACAACAACGGGAACTTCAACTCAATGCGCGATGTGGCGTTGTCAGTGCGATTGTGGTCAGCAGGTAGTTCGGAGGAGCCAATATTTGAGAACGAAAGACAGGAAACATCCGAGGAGCTGCGGATGTCATCACGGCAACGAAACACACAAAATGAGCTATACAAAAGTTTATTCAAACTACATGAATATGCTACGAAGATGCCACGATTCATCGGCCAAAGATTACAGAAATTACGGGGCGCGTGGGATTACGGTATGCCAAAGTTGGCAAGATTCATTCGAATCATTTTGGGCAGACATGGGGCCTACACACCGGGAGGGCTTAACACTAGACCGGATAGACAACAATGGTCCGTACAGTCCGCGGAACTGTCGATGGGCTACCCCCAAGGAACAGGGGCGCAACACACGGGTGAATACCCGGATAACTACCTCGAAGGGAGCTATGACCATAGCGCAAGCAGCGGAGGAATACGGAATCAAATCTGTCACCTTGAGGCAACGTCTGAAGGCGGGTTGGCCTATAGATCTAGCCCTGACAGCAGAACCAAACAAAAGCAAAAAACTTACGACTTACTTAACTGCGGACCCCGGTCTAGGTTTGTTGTAGCAGGTAAAGAAGGGCCGTTAATTGTCCATAATTGCGGTGCTGTCTATTCCGATAGTGGTGAAACCCTAGAGTTTGATATTAAAAATCGATATAAGATCCTGTTGGAGGTGATTGAGGAAGCCAACCACAAGATATTGATCTTTGTCCCGTTCAAGAATACCATCAAGCTCCTCACGGACAAGCTGAGAGAAGACGGGTTTACTACAGAGATAATTAACGGGGATGTGAGTGCGTCTCAACGCAACGATATATTCAAAAGATTCCAGACTACCCCCGACCCAAGAATACTAGTCATCCAACCGCAAGCAGCTGCTCATGGTGTAACCCTTACTGCCGCAGATACAACTGTATGGTGGGGGCCGACCTCAAGGCCGGAAATATACAACCAAGCAAATGACCGATTCCACCGTGCGGGACAACAACACAACGTCACAGTTGTAAGACTTCAAGGCTCCAATGCCGAGAAACATGTATACAGAATGTTGGATAACAAGATCGTGGACCATGCAAAGTTAGTTGATCTTTACCAAAATTTACTTGATTAAGATAAAGTCTGATAGTAGTATAACCACATCGGCGCTAAGACCGGTGTCTTTTGGAGAATGAAAATGACAGATGCAATACCGTTAGAACGGCTTACTCGTACCTATATAAAGATGCGGGACCAGAAAGCCATATTATCAAAAGAACTCGAAGATAAGATAGGCCACCTAGACAGTAATATGAAGTTGGTCAAGTCCGCTATCCTCGATCATATGAAGGAACTAGGTGCCGAAAGTATGAGGACTGAGGCCGGTACGATCTTCCGTACTGTAAAGACCTACTATACAACTTCTGATTGGGAATCGTTGGGTAAGTTTATCGTAGAGCATGAAGTACCAGAATTACTGGAGAAGAGATTACATCAAGGGAACATGAAGACCTTCCTAGGGGAGCACCCTGATTTGCTACCTCCGGGGCTGAACGCCAACATGGAATATTCTGTAACAGTACGAAGTAATAGTAAGAAGAAGGAGTAACAATGACTGAAGAGATTTTTGTAGCAATAGATGATGTGGCAAAATACTTTGCTGTGTCTGTATCAACGGTCCGTGCATGGATACGTCAAGGGTTGATTCCGGCGTTAAAACTTGGGGGTGTATACCGATTCAAGTTAAGCGAAGTGGAGGAAGCCTTGCGTAATCTAGACGGAGGAACCTTAGTAAGGGAGGAAGCTGACGGGAGTTTGACAGTGGAACCACCAGAGAGTGATCTACAGATGGTACTAAATTTTAATGTAAACGACGATATCTAGGAGAATGAAGATGAGTGAATTAACAATAATTAAAGGTGGCCT